AAGCCCTGGCCCCACTGGATAAATCCCTTATCCACAAAGAATATGCGTTGCAAGATCTTGAACCCTTCAAAGCGCAACGCAACCGTTTCCGTGGGGTGTTTACCACTAAAATGATTGAAGACTTTGCCCGCTATGTGAACCACTACAAACCCACGGACGAAGCCATTATTTTCATTCATCCGGATCAATTGATTGCCCGTATTGCGTTAAATATGGGTACCCTGGATGCACCGGGCCAATGTGATCACATTGCAAAGTTAACCATTGAATACAGTGCCGAAATGAACGGGCTGGATCATTTCAAAAACAAACGCCATGAGCAGAAAACCGCGGCCGAATTGTTGGAAGACTGGCGGGCGTTTATCACTTTCTTTGATGAGGATTACAAGGAAATCCCCTTTACCAAAGCCATCAATGCCTTGCGGAAAATGACGTTATCCCATAGTAAATCCATGGAAAGTGAAGAGCGTTCCTTTAGGGCCGAACGTTCCACCTTTGAAAAAGTGGAAGCCAAGGCGGAAGTGATGCCGGCCTTTTTTGAATACAAGGTTTATCCCCATTCTGAATTGAGTGAACGGGTTTTCAAGCATCGAATCAGTGTGATCGGTGGGGATGGCATTAAATTTGGATTCAAGCCTATTCAGCCGGAATTGGTGTATGAAGCCATTCAAAATGAATTTATGGGCTTGATCGATGGGGAATTTGCCAATGAAAACAGCACCATCAAAACCTTGATCGGGGAATTCAAGCCATGAACATCAAAGAAATAAAAGAGCGCGTACACAAAGAATTGATGGAACTGGATGGCAATATAGGGCGACTGGAATTATTGCTACACAATAAAGACAAGGCCAAACGGGCCATGATAAGCGCCCACCACTGGCAACTGTTAACCATTCAACTGGCCAGCATGAAAACCTATGCGGAATGCCTGGCGGCCAGACTGGCGGATTTTGAAGAACAGCTGGCTCAAGCCCCTGCAACACCATCAGAAAACCCATAGATCCCAATAATGAGTGCTGCCCATGAGAAAACCCGATTTTGTGGTAATAGGCCAGGGCACAGAATCCATGCCCTATCTGCAGCGGTGGTGGCTAATCCCCCGTAATCGGTGGTTTAACATCTATCTTCACAAATTCCAGCACAGTGATGATGATCGGGCCCAACATGATCACCCGTGGGCCAGCCTTTCGTTCTGTTTGAAGGGCAAGATGATTGAACACCACTGGGCCCGAAAACGGCGCATCAGGCGGTTTGTGCCCTATTTCAGAAGCCCACGGTTTGCCCATCGGTTGGAATTGGTTGAAGGGCCCGTGTGGACCTTGTTTTTCACCGGGCCCAAAGTGCGGGAATGGGGTTTTTACATGCAGCCGGGCAGCTGGTGGGTGCACTGGGCCACGTTTGAGGCCTTGTATCAACATCGAGACAAACGCAATCAACGTCACACACATCAACAAACCAAACACTAAAAAGCGGGGATACCATGGATCCGGCAACAACTGAAACAATAGAAAACGTGGAATTTGAGCAAGACGAACAGCAAGAAGTGGAACAGGAACACATCGAAAATGAAGAGGGTGAAGAGGAAGAGGAAAACCCCACGGGTGATGGTGAGGGTGAAGAGGAAGAGGATCCCGAAACCAAGGCGGAATCCGATGATGATGATCTGGTAATCAGTATTGGTGATGAAGCCATTACCGAACCGGAAGAAAAAGAGGCGGCCCCTACCTGGCTTAAAGAAATGCGGCAAGCCCACCGGGAAGCGATGCGGGAAAACCGCGAACTGAAAAAGCGCCTTAAAACCATCGAAAACCCGGAACCCGCGGTGAAACCCTTACGGGCCAAGCCTACCTTGGAAGGCCATGATTATGATGCCCATGAATATGAAGAGGATCTGGATCGATGGCACCTGGAAAAACGCCAGCATGATGCGCTAAAAGAAAAACAGGAAAGCGAACAGGCACAACAGGAAAAGGCCTGGCAAGAAAAGCTGGCCGGCTATGAACAGGCGAAGGCCAAACTACGTAAACAATTGCCGGATTTCGATGATGCGGAAACCACCATTTTGGAAAACTTCAGCCAAACACAACAGGGCATTGTGCTGCAGGGAGCCGACAACGCATCCCTTGTAATCTATGCCTTGGGAAAAAACAGTGAACGGGCCAAAGCCCTGGCGAAAATCACGGATCCGGTGAAATTTGCTTTTGCCGTGGCCAAACTTGAAAAGGATATAAGTGTGAAAAAACGCGATAGAACCCCACCACCACCGGAAAAAACCTTGAATGGCACTGGAAGTAAACGCGGGGCCGTGGATTCCACCTTGGAACGTTTGCGGGGAGAGGCCGCCAAAACCGGCAATTACAGTAAAGTGATGCAATACAAAGCCAGCAAACGCAAATAAACCGGCCACTACCTATGCATTATTAAATTACATGTATACAAAACGGGGAAAATGATGATTGATGGTGTGTGGGTACCTAAAAAACTAACTGCTGAAAATGGGGCCAAAAAGGCTTTATACGGGGAATTTGAAGAAACCGTGGTAATGGATTGTGACGGTTGTGAAGGGGCCGGTCAATATACCATTTGGTTACCGGTAAGCTGGACCAACATCAAAGCCATTTGGGAAAAGGCCATTGATACCGTGGGCATCGATGATGTTGATGTGCATCAGGTAGCACAACAGGCCTTATTCTTTGTACGATCGGTGCAAACCCTTAATCGCACACGCTACCATCAAGTGTATCCCCATGGGTATGATGAGGATCCTTGTTACTGGCAAACACAGGAATGTGTAAACTGGGTCATGGATTTGGCCGGCCAGCTGGAACAATCCTTATCGGAATTGATTAAACAAAAAAACGGTTCTATGATTATGACAACGGACACCACCGGCCAAAAAACAGGTGAGTAAATCCAAATTGTAAAACGTGCAAAAGAAGCAAGAAGCAAAAGTGAAAAGGTGCCCGGTATACCTGAATCAATAAAATACCGCGTTGAAAAATCAGCGGTCACCACTTGCCGCTATTCGTCCAAAAAGTGAGCTAAACGGTTGTGTATAACGCTTTCCCCCTTTTTTCCAATAATTGGGGCTTTTGCGTTTGTACATGGTTTTTAAGTTTCTTTTTAGGACTCTATTCCATGAATTCATTTTCCAAAGAAGAACGTGTTGCCTTTGAAGACATTCTGGAAGGCTTTCACGATTATTTGATTCTTTCCCGTAATTGTTCCAAGTACACCACCGCGGATACCGAAATGGAACGCAGCGGTGATGTGATCTGGCGGCCCATGCCCTACATTGCCCAATCATTCGATGGCATGGATCAAACCGCCAATTTTAAAGAAAGCACCCAATTGTCTGTGCCGGCTACCCTTGGTTTCTCCAAATCATCCCCATGGGTGATGGACGCCAAAGAATTGCGTGATGCATTGCAAGAAAACCGCTTGGGTGAAGCGGCCAAGCAAAAATTGGCCAGTGATGTGAACGTGGCCATCATGAACGTGGCAGCCAACCAAGGAACTTTGGTGGTGCCCATTTCCACCGCGGCCGGCACCTTTGATGATGTGGCCGAATGCGACACCATCATGAATGAACAGGGTGTGGGCATGATGGATCGTTACCTGGCACTGGCCAGCCGGGATTACAACGGTTTATCTGGCAATTTGGCCGGGCGTCAAACATTAACCGATTTACCGCTTAAAGCCTATCAACGCTCTTACGTGGGCATCGTATCCAGTTTTGAAACCTACAAACTGGACTATGCCAACCGCATTGGCGCGGCGGCCGGTGGCGGTGCCCTGACCATTGATACACAAGTGGGTGCCGGCAACTTCTATACGCCACAAGCCACCCGCGTGGCGGTAACCGGTGAACGTTCCAACGTGGATAACCGCTATCAGGTAGTGACCATTTCCGCCACCACCAACGTGGCCGCGGGGGATTGCTTTACCATTGATGGCGTGGAAGCGGTGCACCACATCACCAAACAAACCACCGGGCAATTGAAAACCTTTCGTGTGATTTCGGTGGATTCCGGCACCACCATGACCATTTCCCCACCGATCATTTCCAACCAAGGTGGCACGGATCCGGAAGCGCAATATCAGAACGTGGCAGTAACGGCTGCAGCGGCGGCCCCTATTACGTTCCTGAACACCGTGGCAGCGCCTATCAATCCATTCTGGCACAAGGAAGCGATTGAAATTCTGCCGGGCCATTATGCGGTGCCAAGTAATTCCGGTGCTGCGGTAATGCGGGGATCTCTTGAAAATGGAATTGAAGTGGTATGGCAGAAGCAATACGACATCAACACCATGAAAACCAAATACCGGATGGATATTTTGTTTGGGGTGGCGAACAAACAACCCGAAATGACTGGCATTTTGTTGTTCGGTCAAACCTGATCACACGCCAGGCATCGGGCTTGAAATTTTTGAAATAAAAACCAAGCCCGTGCCACATCCCTGCAAACCATCACTTTAAAAAATGGAGCAAAACAATGTCATCAAACATTATCTATCCACAGGGTGGCGGCGGTGTTGATATCACGGTGGGTGCCGGTGAATCCATTGCCATTTACACCAAAGACGAAGCAAATGTGTTGTTGAATGCCGGCTATCCCAATATGCCCGATTCCTACACATTAACGGCCACGGTGCAAAACGGCCAAAGTGTGTTGGGGCCGTATGCATCGGGTGCCATTCTGCAGATCAATGCCGGTGCGGCGGAAGTGTTGTATGCGGTGGGTTTATCCCCGCAAATCATCGAACAGAAAGGGGCCCGCATTCAGGGGGATCCGGGCGTGTTAAATGCCACCGGCACTTTGACTGCAGCCATGATTCTGGCGGGCATTGTCACCAGTACCACCGCGGCCGGTGTTACGGCCACTCTGGATACCGGTGCCATTATGGAAACGGCCGGTGATTTTGCCGTGGGTGATTCCTTTGATTGGTCGGTGGTGAACACCGGGCCGAACACCTTTACCGTCACAGCGGCGGCCACGGGGCACACGGTGGTGGGTGCCGGTGCGGTGGCCACGGCCACTTCCGCGGTATTCCGTACCCGTAAAACCGCCACGGAAACCTTTGTAACTTATCGCATTGGTTAACATCGGTTGAACATCGGCATAAAACCGTGCCGGTTTTGAGGGCTCATATCAGGCACCAGAACCGGCACAACCGGTACCAGAAAAGGGGAACGTAAAACAATGCAATTTCCAAATTTAGTTTATAGATCACCGGGCCCGCATAAGTGCAAACAGGGCGGAAAAATTGGCACATATTGTTATCGCCAGGTGAACAACTTTGATGATTTAACCGCGGCCATTAAAGACGGATTTTATCCCACCAAGGCCCTGGCGGTGGAAAAGCCCGATGATTTCAATTGGGGCGATTATGCGGAAGCCCAAGGCTGGACCGATGATGAACCGGATGAAACCGAAACACCGGAAACCTCGGAAATTGATGCGCCACCCACCAGGGAAGAACTGGAAGCCAAAGCCCGTGAATTGGGCATTTCCTTCAATGGCAACACCAAGGATGCCACCCTGATCACCAAAATCAATGAAGCCTTGGAAGCCGATGCATCCGAACAAGTTGATGGTGCACCGGAATGAGCTGGACCAAACGCCAGTTTGTGGTTCAGGCCTATGAGGAACTGGGCTATGCGGATTATGTTTTTGATCTGGAACCGGAACAGTTACAAGCCGCGGCCCGGCGTTTGGATTCGATGATGGCCACCTGGAATGGTCGTGGGTTGCGCCTGGGCTATCCCATGCCATCCAGCCCGGAATTAACCGATCTGGATACGGAAACCAACGTACCCGATGCCGCCAATGAGGCGATATACACCAATCTTGCGTGCCGGTTGGCGGCCACGATCGGCAAGGTTCTGCCGATGGAAACCAAGCAAGTGGCCCGTGATGCCTACCGGCAATTGCTTTTAAAAATCGCACAACCGATGGAAAAACAATTTCCAGCCACCTTGCCAAAAGGCCAGGGCAACAAGCCATGGCGTTATGACAATGATAATCCCTATATGCCGGAACCGGATGATCCATTGACGGTGGGTAATGATGGGCCGTTGGATTTCAATTAATTGATCAACAAAAGACACCGATAAAAAAGAGGGCATGCAATGTCGAACATCAACCAACTTACGGCCCTTGATACCTTAACCGCGGGTGATCTGTTTGCCGTGTGGGCCCAATCCAACGGGGATTCCCGCAAACTGGCGGCCAGTGTGTTGCTGGCATATATGCAAGCCAATCTGACGTTCCCCAGTTTCACCGGCCAGGGTGCCTATACCACCCAATATTCATCCCCCAGTTCAACCGGTTTTAATGTGGCCATCAATGATGGG